TATCTACAGATGATCAAACAGTAATTACACGGATTATAGGTAAAGACTTGAGATGTGGGATGGCAGATGGTATTGTTAATGCTGTTGCAAAAGGATTTATACCTACCTATCCGTGTTTACTTGCTCGCCCATATGATTCAAAGAACATAAAAAACATATCATACCCGGCATATTCACAATTAAAAGGGGATGGTGTCAGGGGTAATGTTATTGTAGAGAATGGCAAGGTATCTATATGTGGCCGCAGCGGCCGCCCGATTGAACTTTTGGGTTGCCTCGATGATGCATTTGTTGAACTTGCATCGCATTTTAATTATCCGGTAGTGTTTGATGGAGAACTGTTAGTTATAGATATTAATGGTAATCCATTATCACGAAAAGTAGGCAACGGCATAATTAACAAAGCAATTAAAGGTACTATTAGTGAAGAAGAAGCTAATATGGTACAGATTATGTTGTGGGATGCTATACCTTTAGATGAATTTAGGCAAGGGAAGTCTGCACAAAGATATGATAATAGATTCCCTTTATTAGAATCTGCTCTAAATCTTATAAATCAGACACAACCTTCTGTAGTAAGAAAATTAAGTAGATTAAATAAGAAATTCACAATAGTCCCGTATAAAATAGTTGATAACCTTGAGCAGGCAACAGACCATTTTCATGAACTATTAGGCCAAGGATTTGAGGGAACAATTTTAAAAGATAAATGCGGATATTGGGAAGATTCCCGTAGCAAATATTTAGTTAAGATGAAGGCAGAAAAAACGTGTGACTTAGAACTTATCGGGTATAATCCCGGTGAAGGAAAGTTTACAGGAATGGTAGGTAGTTTAATATTTACAAGCAGTGATAGGAAGATAGAAGTCTCTGTTAGCGGATTTTCAGATTTGTTACGACAAGAAATTACAGATAAAATTGATTCCCTTATAGGTGCAATAGGTGAAATCATATATAACGAACGCATTACTAGCCAAGATAAAAATCGATCTGGAGTTGACAGCCTATTTTTACCTAGATTTGGATGTTTTAGGAATGACAAGTTTATAGCAGATTCAACCAACGAAATCACATAAACAAAAACATCTTAATATTTAAAAGACACCGACGGTGTCTTTTTCTATTTGCAAACTGACATACTCGTGATAAATAAGTGTATTGAAAACGAGGACACATGATGTCAGATATAAGAAAGTGGATAAAGATTGTCGAAAGTGTACCAGCTACGCTTTTAAATCAACCTAAAAGAACTATAACTATAAAGCAAGGTGCTACCGTAGCATTATCACCAGGAATAGGCGGTGGTGTAGGTAGATATATGCATAACACACCTGATGGTGCTATGATCGACATAAAGGGTATTGCAAAAGATATAGCACATGATGCTTTCTCTCTACCTAATCAAGACTACGAAGATCCATACCAAAACGGTAATGCACATTTTCATGCAACGGTACACGATCCTACACTTGGCACAATGAACAATAGCCCGGAATTTACATCAGGCGATATTGTTAAGATAGCAGATGTATATGGAACTGCTATTGGCCCAGGATTAGGTGTATTTATTGCATATAGTACAAGTGGGCAAGAATGCATTATTAGTTTTGATAATAAGAAGATGCTTGTACCAACAGTAAATATTAGTTCAGTACAAGAACAAATAGCAAAAAATAATTTCGACCAAACTGATAATGATGGTAATTTATCTCCTATGTCTTTTGGTTCCAATAATGTTAAAATAGAAAAGGAGCCAGCAATGGATCAACGAGACGAATTTTCAAAATGGATGGCAGCAGTAGAAGGTGTATTGTCTGGAGAGTCCCCGATATTAGATACCTGCTCAAACGAGTGTGATTGCGGTAATTGGGATTGCCCGTCATGTTTTCCTGATACAGCACAAGCAGCAGTTGTCATCGGTAATAGTGATGTGTGCCCTGTATGTGGACATAACGATGATGCAGAGCACGATACTTTAGATTGTCAAGTCGATTCAGATATTAATGATATAAAATATGATGAATTCAATTTGGAAGAAGAAGATAATGATTTCGAGCAAGAAAACTTTGCAAAACACACCGACGTAACATTAGGTGATATATTTTCTAGAAAAAACACAAAGAAAGACAGCGGAATTGATTCACCTATGAATTATGATGATAAAAACCTAAGCGATGATGATATTGACGGTATGCAAGTACATCAGCCATTATTCGGCGAAGAAGACGAGTCCGGTAAAGAGTTGATTTCCGTAATTAGCTATATGCAAGATATGGGATTAAGTAATGCTGACAGAAATTATAGCACAGAAGATTTATCAAGAATGACACCTGACCAGTTACAACAGATACATTCAAAAGTTACAGGTAATGTATCAGAGGCATCTGAGCCTAAACCATTATTGCATGATTATTTAGACGGGTTAGACGATGTGTTAATGCCTAAGTATGCAGACTTACCTGCAACATTTAGTGCAGGCGACCGAGGCAATGCAATAAACGGGATTGATGCAAAAAATCTCCCTGTTGCATCTAAACAAGGTACCCAAAATAAATTGAAAGGTATGAAACCATCTAATGCAATGAGAGATTTAATGAATCGCATTAATCCAGATGCAGGCAGCGGAGAAGGCGAGCTTGAACAAACTCCAGACGAAATGTCTAATCAAATGACTATTAGATCTGCAAGCGATGTGCCATCGGTTATTAGTAATTCAATGAAAGCCGCAGGTATGCAAACACCTGAATGGCATCACATAAATAATTTACCCGGATTTAGAGACAGAAATGTTAGAGGTATGGGCCGTCAAGTATTTAGTATGTTCACATCAACACCGATTGAACAAATACAAACAATGGCAAATGTAGAAGGGCAAGGCCCGAACACTGATGCTGAAATGCGTGCAGTAGGTGCATGGTTGCGAGACAATGCAGAAGATTTAGGTAATATAGATGTAAACCACGGTATGGCAATCCCGGGATATAAACCAGATGTAAAAGAATATAGACTTAATGGAATAAGATTCCATGTTGTAAGAGATCCTATGGGTCAATACATTTACGCTTATCCTGAAACAGAAGCAAAACTTAATAAACTTACTAATAATAACATGAAAAAAATACAAGAAACTTTTAAATGCAATCCTTCGTTGTTTGAACAACTTAAATGGGATGAAGAAATTAATGCTGTATTAAGAGAAAATACAGTAGATGACGAAATCGACGAAGCTAGCACACTTAGTGGAAAAATTGGCAAGATACCTGGCGGCGCAAGAAACCAAGGTGGTCAAAATCTTGTTAAATGGTTACATAGTAAACATAAATTAAGTAACGATGCAGATTTAAAACAATTACCGTTTAGTAGAAATGTGTTGTGGACAGAATTTAAGAGCCATCCGGATAATTTTGTTATCGTCCAAGGTACTGACGGTGTTGCAGGTATTAAACCGTCACAAGCATATATCGATTTTATGACAAAAAAATATGCCGATAAAGGTAGGACATATAATCCTGCAGGTGATTCAAACCTTAAATACCAAGTAGTTGCATTTAGAAATGATGGTACAAAATTAGACTCTGCATTGTTCCAGGCACCTGGTAAAGAATCTACTCCGAAGAATGATGATGATACCTTTATTACTAAAGATCCTACTGTTATTAGAACACGTATGGGTCTAGCAAGTGGCAAAGATACACAAAATCCTACTAACGTTTTTAATTTATTATCAGAAGAAATTGGTACACTTCAATACGTATGGGTCGCCGGCTTTTGGGGCATTCGTGGAAAAGGCGCAGAACCTCAAGAAATCGAACCGTCTACTGGGGCAATTGAACGCGATAAGATGAAAAACCGTGCAGATATGAGAACAGTAGCTAAACCTAGTGAACCCATGTTAGTAGATAAGGTATTTAAGAAAGTAAGACCTGTTCTAAAAACACTTGCAAATCAAGCACTAGGCCATATTAATAGCAGAGCTAAAAGATATATAGAAGGCGGCAATTTCGAAGGCGCAGCGAAAGTTGCACAGAGCGGTAATAAATTAAAGCAATTTCTTGCAACAATTGATACATCAGCTGATGTTAATCTTACATCTAATCCTGGTTTTGCAAATCAAATTAAAACTGCGATCGCTGCCGCATCAGGTGCTAGAGTTGGGTCTGACGAATACCTTGACTTCTTAAAAGCTGCTGCAGAAGGTAATTCCGTAGCGTTAAAACCAGTTTTAGATGCATTAAGAGATAGTTTGGTACAATTATCATAATGAACACTTTTAACTCTTTAACAAGAAAAGTTCTTACAGAATCGGTTGCCCTAACAAAGGGTAGCCAACGTGTAATGAATGATACTAATTTAGTATCTAATCTCGCTGATGCAATAAGGGACGATGCTAGGTCAAACCCAGCCTCATTCCCGTCGGGTTCAGCTAGGTCATTTCAAAAAGCACCAGACGAACAATTAGCACAATGGTTTCTTGAAAATATAGACAAAATCGAAAGAGAAGGGTACGACGGGATTGTATATTCTAGAGACGGCGTTAATAGTGATTGGATAGTTAGGCGGTATATTGCTGGTAGTCATAACTGGGAAGATCTTACCGGTGTTATGAATATGAATTTACTTGATTGGTATCTTCTAAAAAATCGTAATTTACTTGATGCTAATCATAAAGATTTACCTAAATTTAATAGTGTTCGAGATTTAGGTTTCTATATGACAACACATTATAAAGATAAGGTAGACAATCTTAAGAAAGTTGCAAAAAATGCAGAAAGAGCTAAGATGTCAAAAAGTATTAAACTAGTCGATAATGATGATTATCGGATTTACACAACACTCAATCGAGCCGCAGGGTGTGCATTAGGTCTTGGCACGCAGTGGTGTACGGCTAATTCTAATTATGATGGACATTTTCATAGATATAGTGACGAAGCTATGCTATTTCAGTTGTTTCCGTACTGGAAAGAGCCTGATAGAGAGGGAAATATAGTTGATGTTACAGATAAAGACGGTAAAAAGAAATTAAGCCAGACAGAAAAGTTTCAGTTTGATGCCGGTGGTCCAAATTTTATGGATGTAACTGACAAACGTGCTGACCCTAACGTTGTAAGAACTCAGTTTCCGTATTTATTTACTGATTTAGCTAATGCATTAACAGAAAAGAAGCCAGATATGGAAAAAGCTTTTGCTGAATTATCTGTTGATCCAAAATTACAAGAAAAAGATTTTAAGATTAAAACGTATGAGATAGACCAAGAAATTGAAAAATTACATAAATTTGTAAATCAAGGTTTCTTTACTGACAAAGTTAGACCATCAGCGAAACCAAAAATTAAACACGATGAATTAGCACCAGAAGTAACTCAGGAATCGTTTAATAAAAAGATAAATAGTACTGCAGAAATACTTAAATTTAAAGGAACAGTAGTCATGGAAGAAATGGATAAAGATGTAGCAGCAATGCTTCAATCACTTAAGAAATACGATAGGCTTACTGAATCAGTTGCTCCTGTTCTAATGGCTCGTCCACAAATTGTCGAAAAAGATGAAGGTAAGCATAACAACGGCACCACTACCGGGTTTAAAGCAGTGGCTAAGAAAGCAGCAGCCGAGTACGGTAGCAAAGAAGCTGGTGAAAAAGTAGCAGGTGCAGTACGTAATAAAATGAAAGCTGCTGGAAAAATTGAAGAAGCCAATGATAAAAACCCTTGGATGGATCTTGCTAAGAAAGATGATAATAAATCTAGCACTGTAAAGACAGATAAAGGCGTAAAACACGAAAAGGATTACGATTCTAAAAATAAAAAAGCTAAAGACGACGAAGATGACGAGTTGGACGAAGCATTACAAATAATGGCACAAATTGCAGAAGCTAACGGTATCGTTAGTGAGGAAGACGACGAGGATGAATACTTACAAGATCCACCGTCCGAAGTTAATGTTGATCCTGCTTTATTAAAGAGGGATAATGTTAAAGAAGGCGCAGATCTAGAAGTCTTAGAATGGATGCATCGGTTTTCTAAACTTGGTAATATGAAAGGTTACGGTCGATAGTAGTTTAATCACTACTATCCCTCCCCCGGGGCACTTCGGTGCCCTTTTTCACGACTAGAAAAGTTGACTTTAATACATTTCTTTGCTATAATACTTGCAAATGGAGATATAGATGTCACATAAAGAAGATTTTTTAGCAAGTTGTATTATATTGGATACTGAAACAACTGGGCAAGATTATAAAACAGCAGAAGTTGTTGAAACAGGGTTTGTTATTAGAGATAATGCTGAGTGGGTTATCTTTCAAGAACTACATAAACCTAAAAATAAAATCCCACCTATGGTAGAGTCTATATGTTATATAACAAATAAAATGGTCGAAGATAAGCCATTTTTTGAAGATTCTAAAGAAGTGTTTCAGTCTGTTATCGACGGATTTTCTACAGGATATGCAGTAGGTCATAATTATTTCTATGACATGAAGGTGTTAGAAAATTATAATATTAAAATGCCAAAAAACTCTGTATGTACTTGGCGGCTAGCGAAGAAATTATTCAACGGTATGGCAGAAATTGAAAGCACATCATTGCCATATTTACGATTTGCCCTTGAACTTGACATACCTATCGAAATGTATTGTCACCGTGCAGGTAATGATAGTTTTATTACAGGTAAATTATTAGAGACATTGGTTAATTTAATGGAAGATTCTAATTTATTAGATAAAACTCAGCCATATGGGCCGCAAATTGCTAACTGGTCTCAAGAACCAATCATTTATGAAACATTTCCTTTTGGTAAACATAAAGGTGTTTTAATCGATGATGTGCCTATTAGTTATATACAGTGGGCATTATCTAATATGGATTCTTTAAAAGAGGGTGCTGATAATTTTGACCCTGACCTGGCCGCAACAATTACAGCAACTCTCGAACGCCGAGGCGTAATTTAAGAATATTTAAAGAAGCTATAGTCTTCTTAGTATAAGGCTTAGATTTGGCCGTGCAAATTGCACAAAAATCATAACTTTTAAAAGGATATTACATGTCAACACAAGAACAACTTAAAGCAGTAATGGCAACCTATGAAATGGAAGATGCAAAATTTGTAGCAGGTAATGCATCAGCAGGTACACGGGCACGTAAGGCTTTGATGGATATAAACAAACTTACAAAACAACGTCGTAATGAAATTACTGAAGAAAAGAATGCTCGTAAAGAAGCAAAATAATTATTGACCATTGTTATTGCGGGCACCATCCATTGTCTGCGATGCAAGCATTTTATAAGCACTAGGTTGATAGCGTTGAACATCATGATTATATGGTAATCCGGCCGCAGCAAGTGCATATTGTAAGCCCCTGTATCCTGGTGATTGGGGCTTACTTTTTTCAGGAACAGTATTATATTCCGGCTGTGCCTTAGTAGTTGGTTTGGTAAAGACAGGAACTATATCTTCCTTAAACCAATCTTCAAAGTGTTCTTTATAATACTCGTCATTCTTTTCTTTATATTTAACATCTTCTGGATTGTAGAAACGTTCGTAGTCTTTTCCGGCTTCTTTATAAAAGCGTGCGACAAGATCTGTAGGTGATTCTAATAAAACGTCTTTTATCTTCATATAAACCTTAGTTGACAATATGCACAAATACA